TGTTTCTTCGGTAACGGGTGTTTCTTTCATTACAAAATTTTCACTAGTTTTTGATTCAATATCATCAAAAACATCCGATTTGCTTTCCATTAAAAAATATGCGAAATTAAATTTTTACATTTGCTCTATGTCATCGAGTAAAATGGACAGTCCTCTGTTTAGATTCATATTCTTTAATTCTCTTAGTGGAATCCATTTCGCAAAATGAATTTCCTTTTTATCCTTTGGTTCAAAGACAGGGTTCCATTTACGATTGAGTTTGGTAATAAAGTACTCTGTATCTTGGATGACAATACTATTATCATCTTTTACGATTGGAAAGTATATTCCTGTTTCTTCAAGAATTTCTCTTCTGGCACATAGATACGGTAATCCATGTTCTTCCTCCAGCAAATGCCCCTTAGGGAGACCCCATTTATTTTCATTCTTCAGATAACTTAGTCTGTTGAGCACAAGCAAGATATATTCTTTTTCATCATCGAAAATGATACCTCCTGCACGGTGAATCTTGCTACTTGGTTCTTTGTATTCCGTAGTCATATCAAACTATAATTATGATGACATTCTTACATCATTTTTATTACAGTATGTAATGACACAGGAACGGGAACAAACTCTCAAGAAATTAACGATTACGATTTACGACTTTTATAACAAAACAAAGAGTGTTGAACTACCTTTTTCTAGAGATAATAACGGGACCGTTCAATTCTTTGAGACAAGAATTGGACAAAAAAAAAAAGATAAAAAGATTCATACTTATACACCATTCCCTATAGAAAAAGAGCATATTCTTGATAGAATACGACGTGTGTCAAGACTCAATGCTGATTCTTATAAGACAAGAGATTATGACAAGAATGATCCGGTTGAAACATATAAATACCGAATGAAAAATCTAGATGATATGATTAACGATAAGAAATGGTATAGTGTACGCTCTGATGTCGACGGCAATTTAGTATATAAATATCTTCAAAAACCATCCCTTTTTGATGATAAAGACAACAACCCGTATTATACCAATAAGGAGACCGATATGGAGGAGACGGATAAGGAGACGGATAAGGAGACTGATAAGGAGGAGACGGATAAGGAGACTGATAAGGAGGAGACGGATAAGGAGACTGATAAGGAGACTGATAAGGAGGAGACTGATAAGGAGGAGACTGATAAGGAGGAGACTGATAAGGAGGAGACTGATAAGGAGACCAGTAAGAAGACCAGCAAGGAGACGGATAATGACTATGAGGAAATTGTATTGGATAAACAAGAACTCATAGAGGCTTGTAGAGGATTCTCTGGTAAGTCATTAGATGACGATGTGATTCGTGGGATAGAGAAAAAATTAAAGCTACCAAAGGGAATTTTAGATGAATATCGGGTTTTATTGGAGCAATTATTTAATGAGGTTTCAAATAAAAAAGCGGTAGGTGTCCCTAAAAAAGCACCGGAGAAAACAAGAAAATGTACAAAGAGAAATCCTGCTCCCGTTTCAGGGAAATGTCCCGAAGATATTCCATATTTGAGGGATTCTTGTTGTTATAAGACACGAAAGGCACCCATTATTGGAAATCAGAAAAAGGATAAACCATCGTCTATTAGTTGGGGTCACGAGATAAACTCAAATGGAGAAAGGAGTAATATAACAAAGGCTGTATCGAATGATGATTATACTGCGATGGGTTTTGAAAATATATTATTTCCGGAATGATAATGGAACTCTTTAAGAAATACATAGAGGACCATCCTTATTTTTTATCACAACATAACTTGGAGTCATTCGATACTTTCATAAACGATGGGATACGCAAAGCTATATTAGAAAACGAGCATCCATTAAGGATTTTGAAAAAGAAGAACAAGGCTTCTTCAGAGTTCACTCATAGAATAAATCTTTATTTTGGTGGGAAAAGTGGTATAGAATATAAATACGAGTTACCAAAATTAACTCCTAACATGTGTAGACTTGAGGGGAAGGATTATATGGGTAAACTAACTATAAAGGTAGATGTAGAGATTTTTGAACACGACGATGTAACATATGAGACATTTGAAGTAAATTTAATTGATATTCCAACAATGGTTCATTCTACGTCTTGTGTATTGAGAGGTAAATCAAAAGAAGAACTATATAACTTTGGAGAATGCCCATATGAGCAGGGAGGTTATTTTATCATAGGGGGGTTGGAGAAAGTAATTGTTGCTCAAGAAAGACACAAGTCTAATACGATTGTAATTACGGAGACGGATGATCCAAAAATACCTTTAAAGGCGTATGTAAGAAGTCAGGAAGAGGGAAGTGCACAAACACCACAGGCGACTTATATGAGACTGGATAACGAGGGGAGGATTATGGTTCTTGTACCTTTTATTAAACTAGATGTAAATTTATGTATATTGTTTCGTGCTCTTGGTGTAGAAACGGATCGGGAGATTGCAGAGATGATATGTGGTGACTTGAATACAGAAGCCGGAAAGCTCATGTCTTCACTTCTTTTACCGAGCATAGAATTCGGAAATAAATATCCGATACAAACACAGGAATCTGCTTTAAGATTTCTTGCAACATTAACAAAGATTCAGCCAGAAAAGGGGAATGTTAAATGGAAACAAAACATTGTGTATATTTTGAGTAAGCGTCTTTTCCCACACTCGAATGGGGATAATTCGATACACTCTAAGTCGGCATATCTTGCACATATGACCCGTAAATTATTACTTACAAAAGCGGATTATATTAAACCAACTGATAAGGATTCTTTACGTCAGAGGCAATTTATTGGATGTGGAGAGCTTCTCACGGAAATATTTAGAGATTTTTATAGGGAATATATAAACCTTGTACGTTCGAGGTTATTCAATCGTTTTGAATATAAAAAGGAGTATCAGAATAATTTTTCAAGGATTTTGACTAAAAAAAACTCGAGTGATATTTTTCAATCAATGGATTTTCAGCAAATGATAAATAAGTCTTTTAGAGGAAAATGGGGTTTGAAGCCCAATGCGGATGAAAGTTTAGGTATAGTTCAGGACTTACAGCGTCTTTCTTATCTCGGGAGTGTGTCACATATAAGAAGGACACATCTTTATCTTCCCGATAGTGCGAAGCTTGTAGATCCGCGTCGCCTTCATGGGTCTCAATGGGGGTATATTTGTCCCATTGAAACTCCAGATGGGGGGAATGTATCGCAATTGAAACATATTGCGATTATGGTAAAGTATTCTCCTCAAATAGATTCGAGACCGTTAACGAAAATATTTAGACTTATTGGGATGGCACCTCGGTCTTTTGATGAGACATATCATAGACTTTTTGTAAATGGTAATTGGATAGGAAGTTTGAATGAACCAGATATATTTGTTGATATGTTTTTGCTTTTAAGAAGGACAAAATTAGTACATTACTCTATTTCTATAGCATGGAAGATTAGTTTTAGAGAAGTTCATATTTCCACACAATCGGGGCGTCTTTTGCGTCCTCTTGGAATAGTGGGATCTTCAAAGACACTTGCGGAGACACTTTTTGGGGGTGATTCGTGGGATAAGATGGTACAGGGATATACGAATGGGACGTGTGATGAAGGATTTTTTGCAAAGTTAAAGGAGTCATCGAGAGACTTTCTTTTCGAGATAGTTCAACGTAGAGACATTGCCATTATCGAGTATGTGGATCCTATTGAGACGGATACATTACTGATTAATTTGGCACAAGAGGACACTCAATTGAGTCAATTTACACATTATGAGTTAGATCCATCATATATTCTTGGTACTACAGCACTTACATTACCATTTTTGGAACATAATCCATCTCCTCGTAACTTGTTTGCAGTTGGACAGGGTAAACAGGCGGTATCTGTATATGTATCTAACTTTAGAAACCGACTTGATCAAACCGCATCACTACTTTATTATGGTCAAAAGCCATTGGTTCACGGTGGATATCTTGATATTATGAATGAAAACAAGTTTCCTTATGGTATAAATGCAGTTGTGGCGATTGGTACATTTACTGGTTATAATCAAGAAGACTCCATTATTCTTAATAGAACATCAGTAGAAAGAGGGATGTTTGTATCTAGTTATACAAAGACACATAGTCTTTACGAGAAACATAGTTTTGGCTCTATTTTGAAGATTTGTAATCCTCTTTTAGAAAATATTAGATTAAAGCCCGGCTATGATTATAGTCATCTTGATGAACAGGGTATTATTAAACCAGGAACTCATATTTCGTCCAACACGATTTTGATTGGGGGTGCAATAAAGGACGAGAAAGGAGAGTGGGTAGACGCGAGTTTAACATATATTATGGCACATGACCACGAGGTTGTTCAAAAGGTATATATTTCACCTTTACGTAAAACAAGTGGTGTTACAAGTGGTCGTGGTATAGAGGGATACGAACTTAGGGTTGCAAAAGTTATGACGTGTGAGATAAGAGAGCCTATTATTGGAGATAAATTTGCGGCTCGTTCGGCACAAAAGGGGACGATTGGTTTGTTGGTAGATTCTTGGAATATGCCCTATACTAAAGATGGAATAGTTCCAGATATTGTTATTAATCCTCATGCTTTTCCGAGTCGTATGACAATGGGTTATTTTTTGGAGATTTTATCAGGACTCTTGGGAGTTGAATCCGGTTCTCTTATTCAAGCAACTGCTTTTCATGGACTTGGGAAATCGCCAGAGACTATTACAAATATATTATTAAGGGCACTTGATAAAGTCGGGATTCGTAATCAAGGTGAATTTGAAATGTATAATGGTACTACTGGACAAATGACATGTACAAAGGTATGTATGGGACCTGTATACTATCAAAGACTTAAACAAATGGTTACTGATAAGATGTACGCAAGAGGGTCTGGGGGACCAAAGGATATGATGACTCAGCAGCCTCTTCATGGTAGAGCTCGGGGTGGAGGGTTAAGAAACGGGGAGATGGAACGAGATGTGTTGTTATCACATGGAATAAGTCAGTTCGCCAAAGAAACATATTTCGAAAGAGCCGATGGATATAAGACTTTTATGGATACTGACACGGGAAATATTGTTCCTCCTAACCATATGGGAGCGAAATGTGTCAAGTTTCCATATGCTTTTAAGCTTCTTCAACAAGAGGCAACCACAATGGGTGTAAAAATGAAATTGGAGATACAAGACAATTAAGGAACATTAAAGTATGGATACTGAAAATAAGCAGCAACAAATCAATAAACCCGATAAACCCGATAAACCCGATAAACCCAATATACCGGAGACATCCAATAAAAAATCTAGATGTGGGTGTTGTAAAAAAAGACTTGTGCTTACAGAGTGCACATGTGGTATTTTATTTTGTCCCATACATATCGCACCCGGAAGTCATTGTTGTTCGAGAATTCTAAAGAAAAACGACATTGATTTCTCAAAGATATCGAGATTTTCCACTAAGGCGACCGGGGCGTTTGCTAAAATTCAGTATATATAGTATCATAGTGATAGTAAAAGAAAGAATAGAATAAGAATAATATATATCTCTAGTTCTTTTTTTCTATTTTCGGGCAATGGGTTTTTAGGATGTCTCCATACGTAAAATACTAAAAAAGATACAATCGCTGTAATTAGAATTGCCCATAAGAGTCCCATTTAGTGTAAGGAAAGTAAAAAAACTATTTTGTATTAGATAATGGAAGTGATTGATTATATTGCAATTATTATTCTTATGATTTTTACAGGATTATTTATTAAGTTTAAGATTTCTTTTTAGAGTGTGTTTTTGTGACTTTATGTGACTTTTGTTGTGACGACTTTTCCGCTGTAAAACTTTGCGTTTTTTGGTAAGATATCCTTAAGTTTTTTCTCTATTTTATGGGAGGCTTTTTTTTTGTTAATTTGCCAGTCTTATCTTTATATTGACCATTTTTGCTTTCGAGAGCATAGGATATTTAGTCTTTTTTATCACCTGTCGTGTTTGATTGTATTTGTAATTTAGATTCCTACTCTTTACCGTTGATGAAATAAGACGATGACACTGAAGAAAAAAACATATTATGATATTTTATTATTTTTATGTTTGACACATTGTGAATTCTAGAAACCACTTATCATTACCATTGTATTTGAGATAATGAAAGTCCAGTCTTAGTCCAGTGATTTCACATA